GTCACCATCAACTAACTCGCGTCTATAGCAGATAAGATCTGCGTCCCATCGTTTTTTACTCATCGTTCTATCTCCTTTATGGCTCTTGGGTTGCCCCCTTTCGGGGGCGGTTGGGTTAGTATTCGAGTTCAGCTTCAGCGTTGATGTTGATTGTTACTTGACTGAGCATGTAATTAAGCTGGTCGGTTACTCGCTCCTCGATGATCGAGTCAACCTGCATCTTGATGTATTCCCCCAGATACATTTCGCACCATTCCTCGGCACGTTGGTCAACCATCTCATCAATGTCAAGCTCTGACTGCTCGGCTTCATTCTGAAAGAACTCGCGAAGAGCTTCGATCAATTTGGTATCAAGGTCATTCATAATATTCACCTTTTCGGTTCGTGTAATCAGGCCAGCCCCGATTACTTGTGATAACTATAGTCAATCGTTGACAGTTTGTCAATTAACATTTGTTAATGTTGGGGGCGGCTTAGGGTACCTACCAAACCCCAAGGGGCGAACCATACCCAGGGGGCATGCACCGTTTTTTATTCTTGTCACGTACTACATATGTATTATTAAAATAAGCGAACAAATTAGATTTTTTTGGTTTCACGTGGAACATCTTTGAATTCTGTAATTGACAAACACCCCCCTTTGTGATTTAAGTACCTAGACAAAAAAATTTTTTGTGCTATATTTCGCGTAACTGGCTGATAACCTGCAAAAATTATGACTGTACTCGTAACCCCCGAACATGGCGTGCCCTTCTCAGACGATAAACCACCGGGCGACCTAGCTACCCAGGTAGAAGCGGCGGCTAACACCGCGCTAGAATTAGCTGAACACGGGTTAGACCTAGAGCCAAACAAAGAAGATCAAGATATTGCGGCAAAATTAGCTGTAGCTTACGCCGACGACCCCGAAAAGACCTCAAAAAAGGCCACCGTAAAGCGGGTAGCCAAGCTCACCCCCGCCTCTTTGGTGCTTACCAACAACATACTCACTGAATTCGGCCAATCTGTAGTAGAAAGCGCGACACAGATACGCCACCTAGTCACTAATAAACTGCTACTTGAGTCCGATAACGAAGACGCGAAGGTGCGTATGCGGGCTTTGGAGCTATTGGGCAAAATATCAGACGTAGGGCTGTTCGCAGAAAAGTCCGAAGTCACCATTACACACCAATCTAGCGATGATTTACGTGCGAGACTGCGCGGTAAGTTAGAAAAAATAGTAGAACCCATCGAGAATATGGTGGATGCGGTAGTCATAGAGAGTGACGAGCACACCATACAAGAGGATATACTAGACATTGAGGCAGAGTTGGGTGCAGAAGGTGATGTAGTCTATGACGACGACTGATTTTACACCCGAAGAAGTCCAGATTATGTTGGACAACCTCGATAACTACTCAGATGATGAGATTGTCGAGATAAATCGCATCGTAGATGAGCTAGAAGCCCGTAAAAATAACCAAGCCGCGTACGATGACCTCATAGATTTTGCCCAAGCAATGATGCCTGAGTTCCTAGTAGGTAAACATCACCGTATTTTGGCTAACGAACTCATGGCAATCGAGGCTGGAGAGCGCGATAGGGTCTGTGTAAACATACCCCCACGTCATGGTAAGTCCCAATTAGTGTCAATTTTCTACCCAGCGTGGTTTTTGGGTAGAAATCCAGGTAAAAAAGTTATGATGGTGTCCCACACCACCGATTTGGCGGTGGATTTTGGCCGTAAGGTGCGAAATCTCATCAGTTTGGACGTGTATAAGGCTATCTTCCCTACAGTTAGCCTCGCGGTAGACTCCAAATCAGCCGGACGGTGGAATACAAGCGTCGGAGGCGAGTATTACGCCTGTGGTGTGGGATCGGCGCTGGCGGGGCGTGGTGCTGACCTCCTTCTTATCGACGATCCACACTCAGAGCAGGACGTAATCAACGGAAACTTTTCGGTTTTCGAGAAAGCCTACGAGTGGTATACGTTCGGTGCGCGTACAAGGCTTATGCCGGGTGGTCGGGTGGCTATTATCCAAACAAGATGGCACATGGACGACCTAACAGGGCGCGTAATCCGTGATATGACACAAAACTACCGCGCTGACCAGTTTGAAGTCATAGAGTTCCCTGCCATACTAGACGTGCAGGACAAAGAAACCGGCGAAGAAATACAAAAACCACTCTGGCCTGAGTTTTTTGACTTAGAAGCGTTGATGCGTACCAAAGCGTCAATGCCGGTGTTTCAATGGAACGCACAGTACCAGCAACAACCCACCGCAGAAGAAGCGTCGATAGTAAAACGTGAGTGGTGGCAACTATGGGGTAACGACAGACCCCCCGCTTGCGAGTATATTATCATGTCATTAGACGCGGCGGCAGAAACCCACAACCGTGCTGACTATACAGCGCTGACTACGTGGGGTGTGTTCTTCAATGAAGAGGTCGATGCGTACAACATCATCTTACTAAACAGTATAAAAAAGCGACTAGAGTTCCCAGAGTTAAAAACATTGTGTATGGAAGAATACAGCACTTGGGATCCAGATGCGTTTATCGTAGAGAAAAAGAGTGCGGGTGTGGCTATCTACCAGGAAATGCGTAGAATGGGGCTACCTGTATCAGAGTATACGCCACACCGTGGGTCGGGCGACAAACTAGCGCGTTTGAATTCTGTAACAGATATTGTGTCCTCTGGGCTATGTTGGGTACCTTCAACACGTTGGGCGGAAGAAGTAATAGAAGAAATCGCAGGGTTTCCATTTATGAGTCACGATGATTTGGTTGACTCAACAGTAATGGCTCTGATGCGTTTTAGACAAGGTGGGTTCATACGATTACCAACCGATGAGCCAGACGAAGTTAAATATTTTAAGTCGCGTAGGGGCGACAGATTCTACTAGGAGTAGACCATGGCCATAGATAAAAGCATATTACAAGCACCCGAAGGGTTGATGGATGAGATATTACCCGACGAAGAAATGTTAGAGATTGAGATTGTAGATCCAGAAGAAGTTACGCTAAGTGATGGTAGTGTAGAGATTACTCTTGTTCCAGGTAACGATATTGAGTCGAAGTTTGAAGACAACCTAGCTGAAAAACTAGATGAGACTGAGTTAGCCAAAATATCGTTTACGATTATGGGTCAAGTACAATCGGACGTAGACAGCCGTAAAGAGTGGGCAGATACGTACGTGGACGGCCTTGATGTTCTTGGGTTTAAGTATGAAGAACGCACCGAACCGTGGGAAGGCGCATGTGGTGTGTACTCAACGGTGCTTGCCGAATCTGCTATACGGTTTCAAGCAGAAGCCATGGCTGAAACGTTCCCACCCTCTGGGCCTGTTAAGACTAAAATTCTAGGTAAAGAAGACAGAGATACTGAAGAAGCCGCAGAGCGTGTACGCGCAGATATGAACTACGAGTTGACTGAGAACATGGTGGAGTACAGACCTGAGCATGAGCGCATGTTGTATTCGCTAGGGTTGTCTGGGTCAGCGTTCAAGAAAGTGTACTACGAACCAAACATGGGTAGAGTATGCGCTCACTACATACCCGCAGAAGAAGTTATCGTGCCCTACGGCGCGTCCACTATCGAGACTGCCGAGCGTGTTACTCATGTAATGCGTAAAACTAAAAATGAGTTACGAAAGTTACAAGCTATGGGGTTCTACTTAGACACTGATCTAGGTGAGCCGAAATCGTTTCACACTGACATAGAAGAGCGTAAGGCTGAAGAAGGTGGGTATTCGGTCAGTGATGACGACCGGTTTACATTGTATGAGATACACGCCGACTTGTTTATTGAAGAGTTGGATAAGGACAAAGATGAGATAGCCAAACCCTATGTGGTAACTATCGAGCGTGGCACAGGTGAAATACTAGCCATACGTCGTAACTGGAACGAAGAAGACGAGTTGTACATGAAGCGCCAACACTTCGTGCATTACAACTACGTGCCTGGGTTTGGGTTCTATGGTCTAGGTCTTATACATATCATCGGTGGGTACGCCCGCGCAGGCACATCGCTAATTCGTCAGCTTGTTGACGCAGGTACACTGTCTAACTTACCTGGTGGTCTGAAGTCTCGTGGCCTACGGATCAAAGGTGATGATACGCCGATTGAGCCTGGGGAGTGGAAAGATGTCGATGTACCGTCCGGTGCAATCAAAGACAACATTATGCCTCTGCCTTACAAAGAGCCTAGCCAGACACTACTACAGTTACTTAACCAGATTACTACTGAAGGTCGTCGGTTAGGTGCTATTAGTGACATGGACATCTCCGACATGTCGGCTAATGCGCCAGTTGGCACAACCCTTGCGATACTTGAGCGTACGTTAAAGCCAATGGCCGCAGTACAAGCGCGTGTTCACTACTCGATGAAGCAGGAGTTTAAATTACTCAAAGAGTTAATGTCAGAGAATGCCCCGCTTGAGTACTCATACCTACCGTATCGTGGTGAAATGTCGGCAAAACGTAGTGATTACGAGATGATTGAGGTGTTGCCGGTCAGTGATCCTAACAATACAACCATGGCACAGCGTGTCGTGCAGTACCAGACAGTGCTACAAATGTCGTCACAGGCGCCACAAATCTACGATTTACCGCAATTACACCGCCAAATGATTGATGTTTTGGGCGTAAAAAACGCGGATAAACTCATACCAACCACAGAAGATGCCAAACCTATGGATCCTATCAGTGAAAATATGGCGTTTTTGACCGGAAAACCCGTCAAAGCGTTTATATATCAGGATCATCAGGCACATATTGACGCCCATAAAGCGTTTATGGCTGATCCCATGATTGCGCAAATGATAGGCCAAAACCCGCAAGGTAAGCAGATTATGGCCGCTATTCAGGCACATATCGCTGAACACACGGCGTTCTTGTACCGCCAGCAGATGGAAGAAACATTAGGCTTCGAGTTATCTGCACCGAATACCGAGTTTACGGAAGATATGGAAGCTAGCCTATCACGTATGGTAGCTCAAGCAGGTAAACAGTTAACTGATACACATAAAAAACAAGCGGCTCAGAAACAATCACAAGAACAAGCTAAAGATCCTGTGTTCCAGTTACAACAACAAGAAGTACAAGCCAAAATGCAAGAAGTACAACGTAAGGCACAGAAAGATCAAATGGACGCACAGGCCAAACAAGCCGAAGCACAACGCAAGGCTATGAAAGATCAGACCGATGCACAACTTGCGCAACAAAAACTACAGTTGGAGTCTCAACTTGCACAGATGAAAATGCAAATAGAGCAAGCAGAGCTAGAGTTAGACGAGCGTAAAGCAGGGGCTAAGATGACCGCTGACCGCCGTAGGGAAAATACTAAACTCGACCTTGACTTGCTAAACATACAACAAAATGCCAATAGAACAAAAGGTGACAACTAATGGCTAAAACCGTCTTTGACGTGCTAAAGAACAAAATCATGGAGGACAAAGCCTCCGTGCAGGAATTTCTCAGTGGAGGTGGGGCTAACAACTACGCCGAGTACCGAGAACTAACAGGTAAAATCCGAGGATACGACGCCTGTATAAACCATGTCGATGACCTCGCTAAAAACTATCTGGAAGAAGACGATGACTGAATCAATCCTCGCTGTGCCTGAGCATATACAAAGAGAGCAAGAAGAAGCTACCTTTGAAGCGCAATTACCAAAACCTGTAGGCTATCGTGTGTTAGTAGCCCTACCTGAAGTAGAAGAAGAGTACGAAGGTGGGATTATCAAGGCCGAAAGTGTACGTAAACGTGAATACATTATGTCCATTATGGGGCTTGTCTTAGATATGGGCGATCTAGCCTATAAAGATGAGAGCCGTTTTGGTGAAAATGCTGAGCCTTGGTGTAAGGTTGGCGATTACGTAATGTTCCGAATGAACACGGGCACTCGTTTTACCGTCAGTGGTAAAGAGTACCGTCTAATGAACGATGATTCCATAGAGGCAGTTATTGCTGATCCTCGTGGTATTACGCACGCGTGAGGTGAGTTATGGGATTTGAAAAAGTAGAGTTTGAGTTTCCGCATGAAACGGAAGGTAAGATTGAGATAGAAGAAACCGATGCCGTTGAAATAGACTTGAGCGGCAAGAAAACTGAAAAAGAGTACGCCAAAGATTTAGAGCCAGAGCCAGAAACTGTAACTGAAGACGATCTTGATATTGAGGTTGTTGATGATACACCAGAGGCCGACCAAGGGCGAAAAGCATCTGAGCCTCCAGAGGAGGTAACGGATGAAGAACTCGAAGGGTATTCTTCTAAAGTCAAAAAACGTATAAATAAAATACAAAAAGGCTACCATGATGAACGTCGAGCCAAAGAAGCGGCCACGCGTGAACGCGAAGAAGCTATACGTGTTGCTCAACAATTAGCCGAAGAAAATAAAGCATTAAAAGGTGATGTCAACAAGAATCGCGCCGCTTTATTAGAACAAGCTAAGAAACAATCCGCTATAGAATTGTTACAAGCGAAAGCCGCATACAAAAGAGCGTATGACGAGGGTGACTCTGAAAAAGTCATGGAAGCCCAAGAAAAGCTAACAAATGCTAGCCTAAACGCAGAGAAAGTGAAGAATTTCAAGGTAGAACCTTTACAAGAGGACGAACCTAGTGTAACAATACCCGACAATTCTACTCAGACACCTGTAGATACACGCGCAGAAGACTGGGCATCTCGTAATCCTTGGTTCCAAAAAGATCCTGAGATGACTAATTTTGCCATGGGTGTGCACGAGAAATTACTAAGTGAGGGTATAGACCCCACTAGCGATGAATACTACGAGCGAATTGACGCTCGCGTTAGACAAATCTTCCCCGACGAGTTCGAGGATGCACCGAAAAAGAAACGAGCCAATGTAGTTGCCCCCGCCACGCGGAGCACAGCCCCTAAAAAGGTCACATTAACGCAAACACAAGTACGGCTTGCCAAACGTTTGGGATTAACAAACGAACAATATGCCAGACAACTGGTAGAAGACATGAGGAATGGATAATGGCTGATAATAGAATCAAGCGCGACCAAGAAACCCGCGAAAAAACTGTGGCTACTAGAAGTTGGGAACAGCCCGACATCTTACCTCAGCCTGACCCCCAACCGGGTTATCAGTTTAGGTGGATTCGTATTGCTACGCTAGGTGATACTGACGCTAGGAATATTTCCTCAAGAATACGTGAAGGTTGGGAACCCTGCAAAGCATCTGACCATCCCGAAATTACTATGGTTGTAGTAGAGAGCGAAAGGTTCAAAGACAACATTGTAATCGGCGGTTTAATGCTATGTAAGATGCCTGAAGAGATGGTTTTACAGCGCAAAGCACACTTTGAGCAAATGACCAAGAATCAGATGGACGCGGTAGACAACAACTTGATGCGTGAAAATGATCCACGAATGCCTATCTTTAATGATAGGAAATCGAGTGTTACCTTTGGAAAAGGGTAACTTAATTTAATTTAGAGGTGATCTAAGATGGCTACTACAGCTTCTCCCTTCGGCCTCCTACCAGTAAATATGATTGGTGGTGGGCCATATCAAGGTGGTACTCTACGTCGGTTTGATGTAAAAGCAAACGTGGGCACTGCTATTTTTAATGGGCAAATGGTGGTTCTAAGCACAGCGGGTTTACCTGCGGGTGTTACTGCTTCCCCAACGGCTCAAAATCTTGCGGCTACATCTACTCAACCCAACACACCGGGCATGGTGGGTGTTATGCAAGGGTGTGAATACATCAGCGCAGAAGGACAACTTTTATTTAAAAACTTTCTTCCAGCAGACATCATTAGTGGTGGCGCTACGGACGTTAGAATTTATGTAAATGATGATCCTAACGTTGTACTTAAAATCCAAGGTGATCAAAAACTTGGTACGTTTAACAGTAGTAATCCTACAGGCGCAATAGGTATGAATGCGGCTGTTAAGACCTTTACAGGTAGCACTACTACTGGTAAATCTAACATGACTTTAGACGTAGGCAGTAACGGTGGTAATCTTGCCGCTACAGCAACACTTGGGTTTAGAGTTATTGGTGTAGTTCCGGGGACTGAGACTGAGGATTTTCCTGAGTTCTTGGTTAAGTATAATGTTGGCGTACATTCGTACAACAACTCACTCGGCTTAGCATAAGGAGTCTTAAATCATGGCTATTTCACGATCCCAACTCCTTAAGGAGTTATTACCCGGCCTTAACGCTTTATTTGGTTTAGAATACGCCAAATACGGTGAAGAGCATAAAGAAATCTATGAAGATGAGACTTCTGATCGCTCGTTTGAGGAAGAAACTAAACTGTCAGGCTTCGGTGCGGCTCCTACCAAAACGGAAGGCGCGGCAATCGAGTACGACACAGCGCAAGAAGCGTTCACTGCACGCTACACGCATGAAACTATCGCAATGGGTTTCTCAATCACTGAAGAAGCGATTGAAGATAACTTGTACGACTCTTTATCAGGTCGTTACACCAAAGCGTTAGCTCGTGCCATGGCGTATACTAAGCAGGTGAAAGCCGCCGCTATCTTGAACAACGCGTTCTCTACTGGTACTACTTACGGAGACGGTGTTTCATTAGTAAACGCTAATCACCCATTAGTATCTGGTGGTGTTAACTCAAACAGCCTTGGCGCTGTTGATCTTAACGAGACTTCTCTTGAGAATGCGGTTATTCAAATTAGCAAATGGACTGACGAGCGTGGCTTGTTGAT